ATCTGGGGCAAGGTCGCCTCAGGCAACCTCACCCTCGACCCAAAGAAAACCAACACCATCTTCCGGAGCATTGTCGATGAAACCAAAAAGAAATACGAGCAGCAAGCCCTCTGGGACGTCGCGTGGCAAGTCTACCAAGGCGTGGCGCTCGGGAAAGCCCTTGGGTATATCCCAGAATCCGCGCCAAAGTTGGAAAACAGCCTCTTGGACAGAACAACGTTTCATGGATTCCTCGAAGAATCGCCCGATGACCTTACCGCTGCCCTCATCGACGAAGTCCTCCGACGTTCCATCACCCAAGCCTACCGAGGCGCTATCGACTTTAACGATCAAGTGTACATGCCCGCCCTCTTTGGTGGGACCTATCCTCAATTCCCTCTCGTTCTTGTTGATGAAGCACAAGACCTGTCCCCCGTCAACCATGCAATGCTCCATCGACTTTGCGTCAAGTCCCGCCTCATCTTCGTCGGAGACCCCTTCCAAAACATTTACGGCTTTAGAGGTGCTAAGGCAGGCAGCATGGCAGAACTTCGATCCCGTTACTCAGCGATGGAAGCGGACCTAAGCATCTCCTTCCGATGCCCCCGCGCTATTGTCGAAAACGCCCGGTGGCGAGTGCCTGAATTTAAATGGATAAAGGACGGTGGTCATGTTGAAATTCTCGATTCTCTTGATCCTAACCTTCTTCCTGAGCATGCTACTATTATTTGCCGCAACAACGCGCCGCTCCTTGGGGCCGCTTTCAAACTTCTTGCTCGGGGTCGCAGCGTCAATGTTAGTGGGAGCGATATTGGGCCTCGTCTTGTAACACAAATGAAGAAGCTCGGACCCGAAGAACTCACCGCTACCGAAGCCCGCCTTGCCGCTGACGATTGGCTTGCCGAGAAACTCGACCGTGATTCCAAAACCGCCCCCGACATGCATGCTTGCATGAAGGTCTTTCTTGAACACGGCCGCACCCTAGGCGAAGCCATCCGCTATGCCGAACACCTCTTTGCCCAAACCGGCTCGATTCGCCTCACTACCGGCCATAAGGCCAAAGGCCTCGAATGGGACACGGTTTACCATCTCGATCCGTGGATCATCGGCTCGGGCGACCAAGAGGACAACCTGCGGTATGTGATCCAGACCAGATCGAAGGATCGGTACTTCGAAATCGATTCGGGTAAGATCAAATGGTAAAGCATTGTGAAACCTGCGGTGAGCCCCGTGATAGTATTATCTGCGACTGCGCTAACAAAACCGCCCCCGAAGACAAAATTGTCTTTGCCCTTGGCATCATCATAGCTGCTTGTGTTGTGGGCCTGATCGGGTTCCTAACTTGGGTATTGATTATATGGTAACGCCTCGACTACGTGCCCCAAAGAAAGGTCGTCCACAAGGCAAGCACCGTATTAACGGCCGTCCTTGGTGCAGAACCACCGTCGAAATCGCAATCTACATGCCCGACGCCCTGCTCGACAAATGCAACGAGGCGTTTATGAAATCCGACCATCGCTACTTCTCGCGATGGGTATGCGAAAAACTTGAAGAGGCATTGAAATGACCCTAAGCGAATCCGAGCTTGCCTACCGCGACTGTTTCGAAACCTTCGACCGTGCTCACGAATCCAAGCTCGGCATTCGCGTTGAGGTGCCGTCGATTGAGCAAGGCAAATACTTCCAAATGCGCTGTAACCAAGCACGGAAGCTGCGCAGACGGAAAAACACCAAACTCTACCCCGATCCGGCCCATCCACTCCACGGCACTTGCGCCTACGACGAATTCAAAGTCACCGTCGAATGGGACGACGAGAAAACCTACGTTTACTTCCGCCGCCTAACGCAACCTGCGGGCAAGATCGAGGAGCTAACCGAGGAGGAAGTTCAGAAATCCCTACCATCCTATCGGCCCCCGCTCCAACTACCAGCCCCTGCTATCTCCCGTGATTACGACATCGACGACGTGCCTGCCCCAGCGGCTGAGCCGATTATAACCCGGAGACTGTAATGGCCGAACCGATCACCGAAGGTCACATCTTGGCCTTCATCGAAGCCGCTCGCTCCTCTGAAATTGGCATCGCGATCAAGGTTGAAACGCCTGAGGACATTCGCACTATCCGCAATCGCCTAGCCGAACTCGGCGCCGGCGAAGAATTCACCACCCACGCAATGGACAATCCGCTCGAAGTTTGGCTCCTCAAAAAAGGCACCGAGGTACCTGACGCGGATGAAGTCAAACCCCAAAGGAGGCTGTGATGGCCCTTCAAATTATTGGCTTTGTTATAGTTATAGCAGGTTTGGTTCTAATGTACATAGGCGGTTACAATGGCCAATGAAATCGACATCTTAATGGACCTTGACCCTCTTGAACTCGCCAAGATCGAAGGCGGTGTCGATGCCATCGTCCAGATTATGCGCCAACGCCGCGCTCAGGCCGAGCTTGGGATTAAGGTCAAGAAAGAAACCGGGCCGAAGGCCAAGCTCGATCTGGACATCTTGGGGATCGCCAAGAAGCCCGCGGCCCCTGCAATTACAAGGAGATAATATGGCCCGACCCTCCACCACCTACCGCGCCTTTCGCCGAAACCTCGCCAAAGAAATGGGACTCCCATGGACCAGTCAATGCTACTACAAAGCCCACTTGATCCAGAAGCGAAAGCCGCGTCGCCTTTCCTTCCCGGAACGCAAGTCCAGTTCGCATGGGACAGCACCTCAATCGGCTATCTCAAAACCTGTCCCCGACTTTACCAATACGTAATGCTCGACGGCTATGGAGAGGGCGATGAATCGATCCATCTTCGTTTCGGTGGCGAATATCACAAGGCGCTGGAAGAATACGATCACCACCGTGTCAATGGCGCGTCCCACGACGAAGCCATGCGTATTGCCGTCCTTGATCTACATGCTCGGACTTGGGATTGGGAAACCGACCCGGATACCAAAGCCGGTAAGTACAAGAACAAAATCTCGTTAATGCGTTCGGTAGTTTGGTACCTCGACAAGTACAAAGACGATCCGGCCCAAACTGTTGTTCTCGACAATGGCCGCCCTGCGGTGGAGTTGAGCTTTAAGTTTGAATTGCCTTGGGGGCCTGAAATTCGTGGTAATGTGGATTTGGTCCGTGAGGATGGTACTGAGGTTATACTTCAATCTCAACCCTACCTTCTCTCGGGCCACCTCGATCGCGTCGTTGAATTCGGCGGTAACCTTTTCGTGATGGATCGCAAAACCACCCAGATGTCGCTCGGAGATTTCTACTATGCCCAATTCGACATGTCAAACCAAATGTCTCTGTACACCCTCGCAGGCCGAATTGTGCTTGATTCGCCGATCAAAGGCGTCTGCATCGATGCTGCACAATTGCTTGTGGACGAAACTAAGTTCGGCCGAAGCTTCACTTATCGTTCACCGGATCAGTTGGATGAGTGGCTCGAGAATCTCGGACTTTGGTTCTCCATGGCCGAAAACTTCGCAGCCGCCAACTTCTGGCCAATGAATGATACCGCCTGCGACAAGTTCGGTGGTTGTAAGTTTCGGGGCATCTGCTCCAAGTCGCCACAGGTCAGAGACAAATTCTTGGCCTCCAACTTCAAACAACTCGCAGAGGAAGATCGATGGAACCCACTCAAACCACGATAATCTACCGTATCAACACCGTTGTTCGCGGAGTATCCCAACGCACCGAGGCGGTTTACGTCACAGGCCAAGGCGACAAGGCGATCTTTAGCGAAGTCGTCAAGGGCTGGTACGTTCACTTCGACGGCTCACGGGAATCGATCTACCTTGGAATGGAAAAGCCTGACCTTGAGATAGGTTCGGAAGTTGAGATAACGATCAAAAGGCGAAAATGATGCCCAAACTCTCCGCCCACCAATCCAACGACTTCACCAAACTCCTCCTCATCGGCGACGCCAAGTCAGGCAAAACCGGCTCGCTCGTTTCGTTGGTCAAGGCCGGGTACAAACTCCGCATCCTCGACCTCGACAACCTCCTCGACATCCTCAAGGGCATGATTCTCAAAGAATGCCCTGACAAGATCGACAACGTCGACTACGTCACAATCCGCGACAAATACAAATCCTCGCCCCAAGGACCCGTGATCGATGGCAAACCGAAAGCTTTTATTAACGCTGTTAAGCTGCTGGATCATTGGAAATATGACGATGTTGACCTTGGTGAGCCTTATGAGTGGGGCCCTGATACCATCTTGGTCATTGATTCTCTATCTCGCCTTTGTGACGCCGCCTACGATTTTCGTTATTCTCTGGCTATGGGTACTGGCAAATTTGATGGCCGGGCAGTTTATGGAGACGCGCAGGATGCGGTCGAAAACATCCTCGCACAGCTAACCAGCGACAATTTCAAAACCAACGTCATCGTCATAGCCCACATGGTCTACCTCGAAATCGACGGGGCCACGAAGGGTTATCCGCAGGGAGTGGGGCAAAAGCTATCACCTAAAATCGCCCAATACTTCCCTTCCGTTATCCGCTACAAAAACCAAGGAGGTAAGCGAACGATCCAAACCAACTCATCGCCTCTGATCGACTTGGCGAATCCTAAACCATTTGCTGTGTCGCCAGAGTACTCGATCGAAACCGGGCTCGCCGAGATATTCGAAATCCTTCGAAACGATCCGAAGGCCGAGAAGCCGAAGAGCCTTACCCTCAAAAAAGTCCAACCCTAACCGAGAACCCAACCAATGGCAAAACCGAACATGGAATCCATCCTCGACGCCGCTCCGTCCGAAGTCGAGTATCCGCCAGTAATGCCCCACGGCACCTACCTCACCGTCGTCAAGGGCATGCCCGAACACGGCAAGTCGGCGAAGAAGCAGACACCGTTTGTCCGCTTCACCCTCGGCTTCATGCAGGCCCAAGACGACGTTGATCAGGAGGAACTCAAGGAAGTCCTCGGCGACAACAAGCTTTCGGACAAGTCGATCAAGCACACGATCTACACCACAGAGGACTCGGTCTATCGCCTCGACGAGTTCATCCAGCATTGCGGTCTGGAACTCGATGGCGAGAAGTCTCGGCGCCAGCAACTGGAGGAAACTCCGGGTTGTCAGGTTCTCGTGACGATCGGGCATGAGCCGAGCGAGGATGGCACGAAGATGTTCGCCAAGATCAAAGGCACGGCAAAGGCCTAAGCATCGTTAACCCGGCCCCCGTCGATTGTGGCGGGGGCCAACTCTTGAGGGACTGATATGAACTTCATCCTATTCAACGGCCCGCCTCGTTCGGGCAAAGACACCGCGGCGAAGATTGCGTTCGATTATGTCGCTATCAAATCAAACCTACTCGCTAATTGGGAAAAGTTCTCCTACCCTAACAAACGCATGTTCGCCACTATGATGCAGGCTCACCTTGATCTTTGGGGCAACGTCAGCCCTTATGAAGAAAAGAAGGGCGAGGAGATTCCACTGCTTGGTGTTAGCTACCGCCAGTGGCAGATCGACGTCAGCGAAAAGTTTATGAAGCCTCTCTACGGCAAAGACATCTTCGGTCGCCTTCTCCTTGATCGTTGCCGAAGGGCCGAGAAGGAAATTGATGGTGCCTTCTTCCCCATCTTCATCGTCTCCGACTGTGGCTTTCAGATCGAGGTGGATACGTTGAAGGATCATAACGTCCTGCTCTTTCGTATGCATCGAGATGGTTGTACATTTGAAGGCGACAGTCGTCAATGGGTCAGTGGCGAGCAATATAAAACTTGGAGAGAACTTCAGTTTCATAACTGTGGAACGCTGGCCGAAATGAAAATAGCTATTGAGCATACGGTAGGCGAATGGCTAAACCAATAGTCCTCCTCAGCGAAGCATTCGACGCCAACGAAGCCAAGATCAACTCTTGCTTCGTTGGCCCGAGCGGGATCGAGTTAATCCGAATGCTCTGCGAAGCCAAGCTGATGGAACTCACCAGCGAGGATCAGGCCTTCATCACTAAATACTACCACCACGAGGACCCGACCCACCTCGATATGGTTTGGCGCCTCCACCCCGAATTCCACCGCACCAACGTGTTCATGCTTCGCCCCGCCAACAACGACCTTACCGATCTCTGCGGGCCCAAATCCGAGGCCCTCCCCGGATACCCACCGCTAGTCAAAGGCAAAGGCCACATCCGTGCCGAGTTCCAGCCACACCTCGAAAGGCTCGCCGATGAACTCTTCGACATTGATCCTAACCTCATCATTTGCTTTGGTAACTGCGCTCTGTGGGCTCTTACTGGACTCACAGGCGTATCGAAGCTCCGTGGTACAACACTGCTCTCACATCTGTTGGTGGACGGCTACAAGCTTCTTCCTACTTACCATCCTGCTGCTGTGCTTCGTCAGTGGGAGTTACGCCCGACCGTAATCGCCGATCTGATCAAAGCCAAACGTGAAGCCGAGTTTCCCGAAATCAGGAGGCCCAAACGTGAAATCTGGATCGAGCCGACCCTCGAAGACCTCGAAACGTTTTATGACCGTTTCATCGCCAACTGCGAAATCCTTAGCGTTGACATTGAAACGGCTGGAACGGCAATTACCGAAATTGGGTTCGCCCCGAGCCCTACTGCTTCTATCGTCATTCCGTTCCGCGACACCCGAAGAAAGGATCGCTCTTATTGGCGTAGCCTCGAGGATGAGCGGCAGGCTTGGCGATTTGTACATCGCATTCTCGTTGATCCATCCATACGCAAACTTTTCCAAAACGGCCTCTACGACATTGCCTTCCTCCTACGGGCAGCCGGAATTGCCGTTCGCGGCGCTGCCGAAGACACTATGCTCCTCCACCACTCGCTCCAGCCGGAGAGCCTCAAAGGCCTCGGCTATCTCGGATCGCTCTACACCGACGAAGGTAGTTGGAAGGGAATGAGGAAGGCGGCAACGATTAAGAGGGATGATTGATGAAAACCATCGAAGCTAAATTCCTCTACCAACTCCAACCCGACGAACGCTGGTGCCTATTTGACGGCAAGCTTGTGGTTGTCGCCCCTAACCGTCCGCCAAAGATAGTCTGGTCAGATGGCCGTGTGGAGGAGGTTGTTGATGGCAAAGATCATTGATACTAGTGTGACTTCACCAGATGAGCTGGAACCGCATGAAAAATCTTGGTGTTACAACGGCTTCGACACCTGCGTTACCCACGAAGTCTACGGCGTTATCAAGGACCAACTCGATGAATGGACAGGGCCCACTTACGAATTCTCCAAAGCACTTCAAGGCCCTGCGCTTGAGATGCGTCTACGCGGGGTTTTGATCGATCAACAACGCAAAGCGGAGGTTATTGATGAGTACTATGATCAAATTGAGTTGCTCGAAGGAAATCTTGAACGGATTGTTCTTGACGGGCTTGGACGTATGTCCTTTAACTGGCGAAGTAACGCTGACCTACAAGACGTGTTCTACGGACGACTTGGAATACCACCAATTATTCGCCAAGGGCGGCCTACCGTTAATCGTGATGCTCTTGAACGACTTGAAAGTTATCAGATTGCGCGCCCTATCGTGCGCCACATCCAAGCACTTCGAGAACTAGGCAAAAAGATCGGTGTACTTCAAACGGAGATAGACCCAGATGGACGAATGCGAACGAGTTACAATATTGCCGGGACTTCAACTGGTAGGTTCTCCTCAAGCTTTTCAGAATTTGGAACAGGCTCAAACCTTCAAAATATTGAGGAGTCACTTAGGTCTGTATTCATTGCAGATTATGGATACAAATTCGCCAAGTGCGACGCCAAGTCCGGAGAATCCTACGTCGTCGGAGCCATTGAGTGGAACCTTTTCGGTGATGACCGATATCTGGAAGCTTGTGAAACAGGCGATCCGCATACAGCAACTGCCCGAATTTGCTGGCCTTCACTTGGCTGGACCGGTGACCTTAAACGGGATAAAGACATCGCAGAAACCCCATACTATCGCCATTACACTTACCGGTTCATGTGTAAAAAACTCGGACACGGTTCAAACTATGGAGGTCTCCCTGACACTCTCGCAACACAAGCGAAGCTTCCCAGAGACGTAGTCGAACAGTTCCAGCCTAAATACTTCAAAGCCTTTCCGGCCCACCAACGTTGGCATGCTCACGTCGACAACCAACTTCGGACCAAAGGCTATCTCATCTCCCTCGGCGGCCGCAAGCGTTGGTTCTTCGGCCGCCGCAACGATCAAAAGACTTGGCGCGAAGCCGTCGCCTACGATCCGCAGGAGACCCTCGCCAAAGTCGTCAACTCCGCAATGCTCAACATCTGGCTTCGCCGCACCGCCATCATCGTGATGCACGACCACGACGCCCTGACCTTTATGTACCCCGAACATCTTGAAGATGAAATCATTCCCCTTCTTATGGAACAACTCCGCTACCCGATAGAATTAAAGAACGGACGCATCTTAAACATACCTTACGACTGCAAGGTCGGTTGGAATCGAGGGGAATACAATGCGAAATCTAACCCAGACGGGCTCAGAGACTACGCCCCGGGGGACGGCCAACGGAAGCGGAGCCCGCAAATGTCAATCTTGGATCGACCAGTTCGTCGAGCATCACGATAACATCGAGTCGCCGATTATCTGGCGTAAGTGGGCGGCGATCACCGCCATCGCGTCGGTGCTGGAGCAGAAGGTTTGGCTCCAGACTTCGTCACATCTATATCCAAATCTCTACACCACCCTAATTGGCCATCCCGGCACAGGCAAAACGAGGTCAATCCGTGCCGCAAGAAAATACCTCATGGAAGTACCGGAGTTCCGTATGGCTCCGACATCGCTTACGGCGGCTTCGCTTGTCGATGCACTTGCTGGCGCTAAGCGTAGCATTATCCAACTTCCTGACCCGCCCACCGAATATAACTCCCTATCAATTATCGCGGATGAGCTTGGATCGTTCATGCATAAATACGACCACGAGATGGTGGCTGTGCTTAGCTCATTCTATGACCCTGATCCGTATGGCCAAGATCGAAGAGGCAAAGAGATTAAGATACGAATCCAATCTCCGCAGCTTAATATCCTTGCAGGAAGTACTCCTTCCAACCTCCTCCAATTCGTCCCCGAAGGCGCGTGGGAACAAGGCTTCATGTCCCGAATGATTCTTGTCTACTCCGATGAGAAGATAATTGGCGATGACTTTGCGTCCGAATCGCGGCCGATGAATAAGGACCTGCTTCATGATCTCCGTCTCATCAACTCCCTTAGCGGTAAGTATTCTGTCACGCAAGAGTATCGGAACGCTATTAACGCTTGGCGGCAGAACGATGAGCAGATCGATGGTTTTCCAAAGCCTTCACATCCTAAACTGGCACATTATAATTCCCGACGACGAGTCCATCTCTATAAACTTTCTATCGTGGCTGCCGCAGAACGATCAAACTCCCTCCTCCTAACCGCCGATGACTTCAACCGCGCTATGTCTTGGCTCGTCGAAGCCGAGAACCAAATGCCCGACATCTTCGCTGCCTCTGGCGGTGGGGGCCTTGACGCTCAGGTCCTCGACGAGGCGATGTTCTTCACTCGTGAGTTCTGCAAGATCAGCAGCAAGATGATGCCCGAAACGAAACTCGTCGAGTTTATCTCTCGACGAGTTCCAGCTTATTCGGTGATGAAGATTGTCGATAATCTAGTCCGTAGCGGCGCGCTCGATATTGTCTCTACCGATGAACGCACTTCACTCCGTATCTTCAAGCCGAGGGGGTAGGATAGTGTCCGGTTGGGCGAAGCCAAAGATTTTTAATTCCAACCGATCCACCCGCCTACTAACCCGCCCAACAATCTGTTCGATCCGGTCTGTTTCTTTGTAAATCACTTTCTCCAACTTCCGTAGTTGAGAAGAAATCCACAACGTGCAGACCACAATCACGGTAGTCCAGCTACCGATCCCGCCGAGAATCAGGATAATAAAGGTAGCCTCTTCCCTTCCCATAAAGTTCACTCAGGCAAGGGCGCGTTGAACGCCAGAAGCTGCGCATCGAGAATATCCTCAACGGCCTTAAGCTCGGCATCGGTAACCTCGGCACCGGACTTTTGCTTTTCGACCAAATCGTAGATGGCCTTGATCGCCGGGCTCAGGCTCTCCAACGTCTGGCGATAAGCCTCAATAAGCGCAATGCCCTTGGCGACGAGTTCAAGAACTTTCTCTGCATTCATGGTACCACCACTCCATTGGTCTTAGCAACCGCTCGGGCATCGGCTAAGAGCCCTACGATCAGGTTGTAGGCATTGACGGCGTTGATCTTGTCGTTGGTCTTGACGTAGGTCCGGAGGCGAGGCAGAATCGCCGCCGCAGGTTTGGTAAACGACTGTACCTGAACAATCACATCCCGACAACGCTGGTCAATCTGCTTTCGCACACAGGCATTGCGGTAGGTGTTCAGCCCCGCAGCCGTCGCCACCATAACCTGCTCGACCGCGTACAGGTCTTTAGCCGTGACAGGGTTGTTGACGCCTTTGAGGGGCTCGAGATATTTGCACCCACTTAGCGCAAGTGCCAATCCAATAACAACTAAAAGCTTCTTCATCACTGCACCTTGTTCGACGGAAGTTCCGCCGCCTTTGCTGGGTCTTGCATTTCAACCTTCTTCACTTCCGGCTGTTCAGCAATAGCGTTGATCAGCTGGTCTTTCTTGCCATTGAGCGGAACGCCTTCTTGCAGGTTCTTCACCGTCTGAGCAGCTTGGTTCTCAGGTGCAGCAGACTTTGACGCGTAGATACCTGAGACAATCGGGACGACCAACGTGGCAAGGCCTACCAACGCTGTGATCAGCTGAGTGCTTGAGGAGATGATCGCCGCAGCGTCATCAGCCTTAACCACCTTTATCATCACCAACACAGCGACGGCCGACGAAAGCGCTGTAATAACATGCCGCCCAAACGCTTCCCATTGAGTTTTAGTCCAGTTTAACATCTCAGGCTCCTTTCAAAGCAAGGTTGATTTCAGTAAACAATCGAGTCTTAACAGCAGGCGAGGAAGGCGCGTTTAGGTGGGAAAGCCCCGTGGTGAAAACAGAAAGCTGGGTAACGTGGTTGGTTCCCGAAACGCCAAGTAACATTCGGGCACCGGGGTTAAAGAAGTCGCCCCACCAACTAGACGCTTGGCAGGCCGCCTTAACATTCGGCGTCAACGCAAACGGTGCGCAATACATCGACGGAGCGATCGCCATCAAGAACGGCACCCGCTTCATCGAATTCGCCACCGCCGCACGAGTAGCAGACTGACAACCACAACTATGACCAACAAGGATAGTAGGGTCCTTCCACTGACCAACAAGACGGTTGAGAGTGTCCACCTCAGTCCAGTCCACAATCCGCGGGCAATAGATCGACTTGCCGAAGCGATTGATTGTGTCATCGCGCAGACCACGCAACGCCGCCCCGAACCAGTTGTCATTGCCCGCGCCGTAAACAAATTGAACATTGATCGTCATCCGAATGCACCTTTCCAACGGTTAAGCCACCAAAGGCGGTCAGCCATACCGTTCGTTCCGCCGTTGATAAGCTTGGTGACTTGGGTGTAGTTGCCACGGTCCGCAGGGCCGTTCAGGCCCTTCCATTTCCAGAACGCAGCAGCAACACGTAGCGCAGTCATTGGGTTGTTGGCATCCTCAGGGTGGTTGACAAGGTCAAGCCCCGCGATCTTCCCAACCTGAGCGTACCCATCGCGGCCGGTGATTTGGATCAATCCTCGGCCCCGATAGTTCCATCCATCGTTTGTGCCCGGTCGATTACCCATTCGGCCGCCATAGGTTTTATTCGCCAACGCCACAGGGTTCAACGCATAAGGCATGGCCGCTGCAATGGTAGGGAATCGCCTAGGCCATACCTGCGTCATTCGCTTAGCGGTGTAGCGAAGGTTTTCCTCCGTGATCGTTCCACCACCACATTCATGGGACATCTGGGCAAAGAACATTTGGGCTCGTTGCGGAGTGTCGATCCCAAACTCCTTCGATACCGACGGCCATTTCTCGACCACCGCATCAATCAACCCATGCGGCGCTTTGGGCCATCGTTGGGATAGGGCAGTATGTCCAAGGGTCACCATCAGCAAACTCCATGCCTAAAGCGCAATCCCCACTCACGACGACAAGACGACACATGCACATGCTTACATCGCCCAGCGTCGGTTGAATACCCTCCAGGCCATCCACGGAGGACTCGATAAATACAAGCATAGTTCCCGGTCACATCCACCGCCTCACTAATGGCATGGCACGAACGCATCCGGGTCCCGGCGACGTTCTTCTGTACAACTCGTGGCCCGATCTTAGCGCCACATTCACGTTGCAAAGAATAGATGATTGAGTTTAGGCTTGCCGCTTCGGCAGTACTCATCAACAACAATAAAGCTAGTCCCACTCGTGCTATCATTTCTTCGCCTTTATCTCTCCGTGGACTATTCCACGCCACCATTCGAGGATGTTCTTGGGCCGGGATTGACCAGTAGCCACGTCGTACATAAACTCGCCAGTGCGCCCAACCTGCGCAAGCGGAAAGCCTGTCAGCGGCCCCACCACATTAGCCGTGTTTTGAATCGGCCGCTGCATAGGCTTGCCTTCGGCCTTTCGCTTAAGATCGGTATAAAGCGACGACATCGTGTTCATAATCGACGCTACCGGAGTGCCGGGGCGATTGCCTTCAATGTAGAGGTTGGCGGCATCACGAAGGATCGGTACGGTTTGGAGCGGTTGGAGCATCAGCGCTTTGCCAATGATCTTCCACCAGCTATCGTCGTCTTTGCCCTTGTTGAACAACGCCGCTCCAAAGAAGGCACCAACGCCAACTGATCCTGCCGCTGTCCACACCGCCTGCTTCGCCTCGCCCCTTCGAACCTGCCCCGGCAATTGCCGTTGCCAATTATACATCGTGTTGAAGTATCCGTAGAACATCGTCAGCATCTTCATACCTTCCGACGACGCCATTGCCGAGGGCAGGTCAACGATCGAGGCCGCCCCGTGCTGTTCGCGCACGATCGAATCGGCGATTTGGGCAGCTTGGGAATCGGTATGGCCCTTGGCCTTGGCTTTGTTCCACTCATGCACGAAGGTCGCCATACGGAATTCTTGGCTGACCTTCATCATCGGGGCAAAGCCCCATTCTACAGCTTTGCGTTGGGCCGAGTCTAGAACTCCTCGCTTAACCATCCCCTCCATACTCTCGCGATAGTCACGATCCATGTTATAGACCATGTGGCGGATTTCGTTCGACTGCTCCATAGCGATCTTAACGTTCGCTGCCCGATCGCTCTCAAACGCCGTCCAAACCCTTGGATCAGGCCGCCCAATATCCGGCGACAGGATCACCTTTAGGTTAAGAGGAAGAGCATGACCCACAAGATTGATACGCACACGACGTAGGAAGCTATTGATCGCGGCAATCCCATGATCGTCAACGGTGTTGGGGTTAGCCACTCGCTTGAGCCACGGCTCGAGTTGGCGCTCGTACTCGATCCCGTAATGCTTTCGAATGGCCGCGCGAATCTGCTTATCATAGATGATCTTGCTCGCCTGAACAACAGCATCACGAAACGCAATGTCGTGTATCGTTTGCTGCATGACGCCCGCAGCCTGTTCCAACGAGGTGGTAATATCAACGAAGTCAACGTAACCAGTTCGCTCCTTAAGGTAGTTCTTAGACGTTGCAGCACGGAAATACTGACTACCAAGAGGACCATCGCCAACCTGCTTCCCTCGCACCACTTCCATATCAGAGCCGATCTTGTCGTACTTGACCGGCCAATAACCGCCTTCGAACGTACCGTGCGGCGTCACCACCTCAGCTTCGGGTATCCACTTCGGCGCGATGCCCGAGACGTTACGGGAAACCTTATCGGCCTCGCCCTTCCAGCCCTTAAACGGCTGCCACATCTGTTGGACAAACTTCCAATCCTCGGCCATAGCGTGGGTGTCGAGCAGGTGCTGGACCTTAAGCCCAAACTGCGCCGCCTCTTCTTTCGTCGCCTTCCGCCCAAGCTCGAGACTTGCATAGCCTTGGTTGAACTTAAGCCGATTCGACTCGGTGCCCCAATTCAACATGATCTGAATCATGTTCTCGCGGGTAAGGTCGTAGGGCGCCCGAGTGGCTGGGTCGATTAGGAAATCCTGCGGTATCGCATCGCCTAGGGTCTTGCGCCATTCTTTGTTCGCCCCTTTCTGCTCTTTGAAGTATTTCGACAATTCCGTAACCATGTCGAATTCCTTCGCCTTCGACCGCATCATCGGGGCGATCAGGCCTTCAAACAGCGGGCCGAGTTCCTTGCGTAGGTCAAGGTCCTTGACGATTTCCTCCATTCGGGTAATCGACGCATCGACGCCGTAAAGCCATCGGCCCCCTTGGCGTTGTTGAGTGGCGTCACGCTTGGGTAGCTCTTTGATATTCTCGATAACGCCCTTTCGCCAATCGGCAAACTCTTGCTTAGCGCCAGCGATTTCGATCGCCCCAATCTCCCGGCCGTTGTGGTCAAGGGATTGGATCGTGTCGCGGAAGTCTCGCCATTCCTCAACCGTCATCTTGTCGGCCACCTGGCGCAACCGCCCTTCGGCGATAAACGGCGCCACGTAAACTTCGCCACCATAGCTGTTGTGGGTAGCGGCGAAGTCGGTTAGCGGCACGTTGCCATAATGGTCGAAGTTGCCTTGGATTTGTTCCGGCGACAGCTTAACCTTATACCCCGCCTGCTGGAGCAAATCCTGAATGTAGTTGTTGAACTCCCGACGTTCCTCAGGATCATTCGGCCGTTCTTTGGCGTAGCGTTTCTCAAGCTTCGCAAATTGCGCTTGCTCTTTCTCAAGCTTGCCCGCCTCCTTCGCCAACGTAACCGCCACATACTGTCGTTGCTTCTGCCGAAATGCCTCAGCAAAGTCCTTCTTCAAAAGGGCCATTTCTGCCGCACGGCCAGCGCGGCCAGCGTCAGCAAGAAGACGATCGGAGCTAACCGTCTCAACAGGGTACTTCGCAAAGTTCTCTTTAATTTGATTCGCCAAAACATCCTTCGGTATTGCAAACTGCGCTCCTGCTTGGGTAGCGAGGGCCTGAGTTTCCTCGTGTAGAAGCTGGAGTTGAGTTTCTGATAAGGCTTGGTCCTTCGCTTCCGCCAGTATGTTTTCTTCCAGACTTCCATGCTTAAGCTCCATCCGACGCTCGACTTCGGCCTCGGTCATTTTGCGGAAGAAGTCCTCGCGCCGAACGCCTGAGTCGCGCCATTCGCGATCAAACTGCGCCAGCCTCGCCACCATCGCAGCACCTGAGTCGTAGCCAAACAGCCCAGCAATGTCGTCAGGGTGCATGCCGCGCTTCGCAACGTAGGCCTTGGGTAGGCCCTCGCGTTGTTCAGGCGACAGAAACTCCTCAGCGATCCGAACCTTCTCCACCC